TGCAGTCCTGTGCTTGCCAGACCGCTGAATAATCCACTTAATAAAATAGGTGCTGTAACTGTCCATCTGTTAATCCAAATGGCTAAAAGCACACCTAATACCGCACAAATGGTAGGGATGTATTTATTATCAACATCCTTGATCCACTTCTTTACGACATAGCCTACACAAAGGCAAATGCCTACGATCACAGGCACCATAAATTCTGTTAAAAATCCCAAATCTGTCATGTTTAAATCCTCTCTTTCTGCTTCAAATGAAGCTCTTCAATTTCGTGTTTCATCTTTGTGACCATTCCATTGCCGCCCAACGCATGATAGGCATTGTACATTTCCATAAAATTCTGGTAGGCATAGGATGGAATTTCTTTGAGCGCCATGTATTTATCATGGTACTCGATCAGTTGTACTCGAAGCAACAGCATCGTTCCTCTGCTATTCGCATCTCTGTCTGACTTCTGATTTTTCAAAAGCCACACTATGTATCCCATAAATGCTGTCAGAACGATAGGCAAAGCAATCGTGTATGTTTCTTTTAACATCTCCATTGGACCATCTTCCTTTCTTTTGTATAATTCAATTATAATATTTCAGAATAATTTTTTTATTCCATTTTACTTCGCATAACCAGAGTTAAAATGCTGCAAAAATAGCATAAGAACTAGTGGTGTATGTGCCATTCTCAATTTTAATTGTTTGTCCTGTTTTTAATGGTACAGTTTTATCTACAATCACTAAACCAGCATTATCACCATTATTAGCGTAAGGATTAAAAACGGGTACATTATTAATATATATTTTTGTATTTTGACCACTTCCGTGTGCATATGCAGCCACGTTTACAAAGCAATCTTTTGTTGCTACATAAGTTACTGTTGCACCAGCGGCGATGGTTGTAGCATTTTTTAAAACAGTTCCAACATCAATAAATGTATTACCCTGATTGCATTTCCAGCCATACCATGTTCCGATATCAATATCGTAAGTGTTTGACCAAACACGTCCGGAAACAGGATATTGCTCATGTAATTCCACAGTCACTAAATCATATGTATTAGCAGATTCAGAACACCATCTCACTACCCGATAACCGTAAAAAGGACCGGCTGTATATGGGCTGTTAGTAAATGCTGTGGCAGGATTATCCGAACCAAAATAATGTATTTTATTAATATCACTATTGCGATCGGATAAGTTTACATATAAAAAATTTGTAATCTGATTTCTTCCCGGAATGCTCTCACAGAACATTGGATCAGAAATGGTTTCATCAATAGCACTTACTGAACTAGCACCTCCTGTTCCACTTGCAAAGTATTTATATAAAGTACTGTTTTCTGCTGATGAGGTACGTTGTTGGACAAAGCCCCAAACGGTTCTTCCTTGGGCTAATGTAAGCAAATCCGTGGACAAAGTACCAGAAAACCAATCTACATTTGATGCAACTACATCAAATTCGACTGTATATGCAGGAGATAACTGCCCTAGTAAATAATTTTTATTTATATAATCGCAGACAGCTTTCGCGTCAGCAGTAACATTTGGCAGTGCTAATTTGATATACGTTTTTTTTGAATTATTTATGTTGGTTAAACTCTGGGATACATCCGCGAACCCCGCCTCAATTCTATCTTCCAGATCATTCATGTTTGCAGCATTAAAAGCATCACCCTCCTGCGAGATTGTGCCCTCATCCCTTGCAACTGTCACAAGATTTGTGCTGCCATCTTCCATCGTAATCAGTCTGCGGTTAATATACTCTGCAATTCGATTTTTCCATGTTTTCTTTGTAAATCCCATAATATGTCCTCTCTTCCTATAATAATAGTCCGGTATCATCTCCGGCATATATCTCTGATCCACAGTAATAATTGAAGTTGTTAAGTAAAATGCCATACACATCATCTAATATTTTCTCTATATCATTCATCTTCTGGTATGTATTGACTGGCATACTCGGTGTCTGCGGCGTGTCTCCATGAATCATGTACGCATTTCTGATAACCTCTGTGTTATTTATGACTGATATTAAAAATGTCTCATTTGGATGTTCTGGAACGTCTGCAACCGTAAGATTAAGTTCCAGAACATCTGATAATAACTTTGTGTTATTCTGGATTCTCTGCATATCTGATCGATTCAGTGCGCCTTTTATACCGGCAATCCATTCTGTTTTTTCGTCTACATTGAAGTTATCCCATCCTTTCTGTAACAACTCCAGCACACGATCCACATCACTCTGTGAGCGATCCGTCACTGTCTGCATCCACACCAGCATAAGCAACCACCTCACTTTTCAGACGTTCATTTTCTTCTTTTAAAGCTTCATTTTCCTTTGCGAGCTTCAGATTTTCTTTTCTGAGTTCGTCGTAATAAGGATTAATTGGATTGTAATTCATCAGATCAGCACATCTCCTCCCGTATATAATTCAGTTCCGGCGAAGTAATTTTCCGCAACAACTACTGAATATCCTCTGCACGTTGCCGTTGCGATAAATCCACCGGTCAAATCAAGCGTCTGACTCTCAATCAATGTAGTAGATGTCTTGCCACCGATGGAATTTATATTCGCCCAATTTCCTACCTGCTCTAAGTCAACCAGGTACTTCATTCCCACCTTTTTTCTCAAGGCATGATAATCCAAAAGATAAGCGGCGATATCAGGTAATATATCAGCATTATAAATGGTGCATCCACTGTACTTCTTTATATTTTCTGTCTCTCCAGCTTCGATTTTATCCACACGTTTCTCATAAGAAAAAGTGGTATTTGCATATTTAATACCTGTGATCTGGCACTGTCCGGCATCCGGCATATTAATGATGAGATAATTTGTTTTTACTTCTTTCAGCGTGCCGACACTTGCCGTGATGGACGATGGAAGATATGGACTTGAGAATGTGATCTTGGTATCTCCTGCCGGCAATGTTTTCTTATAAATATCAGATGTTTTTTCTTCCAATGCATAGTTTTTCATCTCAATATTCACACCAGAGATATATTTTTCAAGAGATACTTTCGTATTTCCATTAAATTTGCGATCCGTCCCGACAGTGGATTTCACATATCTGTCTGGCTTATAAACCTTGATGGTATCGCTCCGGCTGTCATCTGCAACCGCACCACACGCAAAGCATACCTGTTGCAATGCCTTACGGCACGTCTGGATGGCTAAATAGCCACTTAAAAGTATGTTGCCGACTTCTTCGTCAATTACATATTTTTTTATTCCTGATGTTACAAATATCGCATTCAGTATCACTTCTGCACGGACATTGTTATATACCTGTCCGTCATAAAATGTATACTTATCTAATAACCCAACTACATCAATCAACTTAAATTTTGCAATATTCTTTGAAAAAGAAAAATCGTCGATAAAGAATGCTCCCATAGGAATCATGTTTCCGTTATTAAACTCTGACAATGTGACTTCCTGCGTTTTCTGCACACTCTTCCATGCTCCGTTTTCGTTTTCTGCGTCAAAGTCATTATTCATATCAACAATTGAAATATCCGCTTCGTTGATAGACAAGGTTGCAGAGGTCACATCAATGTCTTCCTGCACCTTGGCTGTCTGGATCATATCCTTATCCCATACGATATATTTTCCGTATAAAATGTACTGAAGCTTAATATATCTCTGTGGAAAGCTTGTTCTTACAAATTCAATCTCGATTTTTCCATAATTCTGCACCTGATTATTGCAAACATAAATAAGGCTGTCCGGGTAAAATGTCTCTGTGATTAATTTTGTACCGGCGATTGTATACCATGTGATTTTCAGCTCTGCTGGTGGCTCATCTTCAAAATAAAGTGTGATCGCTGCGGATGTATGCTGCTCTTGGAACGTGACTGTAATCTTAGGATCTGTTTCAAAAGTACAATCTTCCTTCGATAACGCATCATTCCAAAATGCAATGTCTTTCGGATTTTCCGTCAATACGCTTTTACTTCCATCTAGCACAAATTGGTTCAGTTCAAAAGTCCCATAACTTTTCTGTTCCGTCTGTTCTGCAAATAACTCTATTGAACCTATGCCCTGGTTATCATCTGTCGTGACCGAAGCATCCGCAAGTGCGGTAACATCTATAAATTTCATTTCTGCCCTGCAATATGTTCTCATAAATGCCCCCTTACGGTGTCTTAAATGGTTTTTTACTCGTCATTTTCCAAGACAAGCCTTTATATTTCGCTCCGTTGTCAAATACCTTTTCTACTTCATCTTTAATGGATGAAAAATACCCATAGAAATCAAACTGCTTGCTTGCATCCGGTAAAGATACATGATGGAATCTGTTTTCACAATCTGTTATATGATCCATCAGTTTATCATAAAGTCCCGGATCGTCTATTGTGCCAATTGAAATTGTATAGTTCTTATAGATTCCTATACTCTCAATATGAATGTCGCCGTCCTCTGTCCTCTCTGCATACTTTTCCAGAAAGTCCAGTGTCCTCTGGATAGACACCAGAGGGATATTATATGTAATTCCATCAATGATAAGTCCTTGCGTGTACTTATGTTTCATCTTATCCCTCCGCTATCCCAAGTCTTATTTCTTCATCTTGTAAATACGGCAGATTGATTCTTGCGAACTCTTTACCATCCACCGCCAGTACTACTGTCTTTGCACCGCTGTAGTCTGGCATTTTGCTTGCAAGCTTTGATGCAAGGTCGTCCATCCAGCCAGTGTTATTTTCAAGCGGCAGGACAGCTTCTCTTCCGGCTTCTCCGATTTCCGCGAGTGTCATTCCGGTTGTTACGCCACCGTTGGCAAGACGAGGCAGATTTACAGTAGAAATTGTCGGAATACTTGGATGCCATGATCCGCCACCCAAAAAATCAGGTAAATCAAATCCAATGCTGTTAAAGCCAGAAATTAATGAATTGATACCATTAATAACACGGTTTACCATATTTTCAAACATCTGGATAACACTGTTCACAAAATCTTTTACCGATTTTTCTGTCTGGCGTAATGCTTTGTCTGTGTCTTTCGTAAGTAATGCATGAATTGCGGCGAATACAAGTTTTACCCCTGCCAGCAAAAAATTGATCAGATCTAAAATAAAATCGACGCTGTCTTTTATATTCTGGCTCAGGTTTTTAATAATCGGCAGAATTACCGGAAGCACATTTTCAATAATCCATGCAATAATCGGCTGTAAAATATTTGTCCATAAATCGTTCAGTATGTCTATCACAATGCCTATTATTTCGATAATATTATCAAACACAGGCTTTAAATGATTTTCATAGGTATCCTCAAACATTAACGCCAGATTCTGTAAAATAGGCTGCACATAAGTGTTCCAAAATTCAAGAAATTTTTCTATTAATTCTGACATTCCATTTTTTACATTTACGATAAACGGATGAATGTGTTCATCGTACAATTCTGTGATTTTATCGGTCACATGCTGTACACCGTCTGATATAGTCGTTGTCAAATCCGCAATCACACCAAGAAGTCCATCCAAAGCATCTTTTAAAGCATCCTGATTTTCTGCAAAAGGTGTCACGATGCAATCGATAATATCTTTTCCAAATTTTGCCGCATTCTCCGTAACCATCATGAATGCATCCGAAAAAATCTGAATCAGGTTTGCTGTGATCTGCTGTCCATTTTCATCCCCAAATACAGAAAATACATTTGCGAATGCATCTGCTCCCTGTGATGCCAGCACTGAAATATCAGATGCTATATCAAACATGTCGATAATATAATTTTTTATATTTTCAGAATTACTTTCAAGATAAATAGATATCCCACCAAGAAGATTTTCTGCTATGGTAGCACCTATGCTTACTACAGATGCCGAAATGCTTCCAAGTGACCTTGAAAAAGTCATAGCAAAATTATCAGCAGATGCAGAAACTTCACTATCTGAAAAAATATTTAAAAATGAATTCTTTATGCTTTCTATACTGGATTTAATATTATCAAATTGTAAAGGAATATCTAAATTGCTCCAGGTTTCATCCCATCCATTTTTTATAGAATTTTTTAATTTTTTTAAATAATCTATAAATGGCTGGATTTTATCTGATAATTCTTTTCCAGTAGGAACTTCTTCATATAAATCAGATTCGCCACTACCAGTTCCACCACTACCGCTTCCAGAATCATTTTTCTGCAATACATTCAAGTCATCAAAAGCCGCCAATGCTCCAGCTGCTTTTTTGGCAGAACCGGCTGTTTTATCAAGAGATGCCGCATAGTCTACCTGCTGCTTCTTTGCTTTTGTCCAAGTGCTTTTTCCGCTAATAACCGCAATAAATCTGTTCATGGCATTAATGGCATTTGTAATCCATGTGCATAAGGTTACGATTGCTGGTGTCAATGCAGATATGATAGGTGCTGTCAATGCTCCGATAGAATTTTTCAATGTAGCCGTAGCACTTGCCATTTCAGACATTTTTCCATTAAATTCAGAAGAATACTTCGCCATGTTCTGTATACCTTCTGTAAATGCCTTGGATATGGTCTGAGATACTTTCATGACCGCACCAAATATTGCAAAACTAACTACTGTCTGCTTTATTCGTTTTGTCATGTCAGATATTAAGCCAGAAGATTTTTTTGCTGCTTTTCCTACTTTTTCAATGTTTTTCGCACCAGCACCAATAGATTTCTCATTGGCAACTGTTTCTCTCATCTTCTGATTAAGAAATTCCTGTTTGCTCTGTACATCAAGAAGCTTTTCAGATACTTTGCTATATTCTTCTGTAGTTGTAGGATCTATAAAAGCAGTTCCGGAAGATTCCATTGCGGCAAGCTCGCCTTTTGCATATTTAATTGAGTTTGTTAATTCCTCAACTTCGTATTGCATTCTTTTAAAGGTTGTGCTTTTACTGCTTCCACCTGTTTCTAAGAATTTATCCATTCTGGCAAGAAGTTTATCAAGAGACGCAGTATCTTTTTCTATTTGCATCTGCACAGCCTTATATTCCTCTGTTGGAATCTTCTGACTTGCCAGCTCTTTCAGTGTCTTGGATAACTTATCAGCTTCTCTTGCAAGCTTCTGAAACTGTGATTCCATCTGCATGAGCTTACTTGATGCTTCTCCATTTTCAATCAACGTTTTTATTCTGATTTCGCCATCATATTCAGCCATGCTAAAACCCTCATTTCTTAAACTGTTTCAATGCTTCCTGTTCTGTTTCTTTCTGCTTTCTTATTTCTTCCATCATGCGATCATAATCGTCTATCTTTTCTTTTTCTTCGATGGTATACTCTTTTTCTGGCTGTTCCAAAGCATATTTATTCTGTGCGTTTCTGATTGCATCTTTTTCCTTGGAACTCATGTTCTTTTCAATCTTCTTCTGTCGGATCTCAATTACCTCCATGAGAGAAGATAATCTTCTTGGCATATTCCAGATCAAGCCATTAAATTTCCACCAGTGCATATCTGCCACGGACAAATCAATTCCGTATATCTGCAAGAAATCTGCGTATATTCTCCATTGATCTACATCATAGTCAATAAAACGCTTTGTATTTTTACTACTGCCGGTATTGTCGTGATACCATCCGTTTAAATACCAGGAAATACATTCATTTAACTCATTGTGCTGTGGATGGTCTCTAAGTTCTCCGTATTCATCAGAGAACATAAGATAAAGAATAGAAGTTGTTTTCTCGTACTCATTCATTTCTTTGTCATATTGCAAAATATAAATCTGCATACCTATGCGGAAATCGGTATTTACTTTGTATCCGTTCCATTCAGTAGGCAAATTGTCCAGCATGACATTGTTCATTATTTTGCCCCACGTCTTTTAATATTGTATTTGTTCTGCACCTGTTCAAAACGTTTATTGAAAAGCTTATTCATAACAGGGATAACCTGCTCTACAAACTCCACAATTGCAAGTTCATCCGGGACAATATCTCCGTAAATCTGTTTCATGGCATCTTCGCCAAACAACCCATCTATACTTTCCGTAATCTGCTTAAGATATTTCACTCGAATGCTGTTCAGTTTTAATGCTGCATCCACATTAATATCATCCGCATTAATATCGTCTTTGTGATTATTTCTCCATTCGGCTGATTCTTTTTCACAGTTCTGAGATATATTATTTAATTTATCAATAACACCGGCAAACTTCTTAGCTGTGTCTGCATTCGCTGTATCTACTGTTATAACTGTAATAAGATCTCCGTCTTCGTCTTTTATTGCAATTTTTTTTATGCCACTGCTTAATTTAATTTCTTCCATTTTTAACATCCTTTCCTAATGTGGGACACCAAGGAAAGGTAGGCATCCCACATATGCTAATTTTTAATTAACACCTATGAAATTGGGTAATCTTCATCCAAAGCCAAAGCGCTTACTTTAGGCGCCCATGTGAACGATCCATCACCAGCAATAGTGATTGTTCCAAGTTCTACATCTCCATTTCCATTAATCTGGACTGTAGACTTTAAAATATCACCACCTGCTCCACCAGTGCTTGATGCACATACAGTTACTGGGACACGGATACAATCTCCGGATCCGCTTGTAATATCAGCTTTATAGAAGCGATAATAATATGTCTCGCACTGATCTCCTGTTGGAAGCTTTTTAAAAACATCATTAAACACTGTCTGCATTTCATCTGACAAATGTTCTCTTTCCGGAGACATTGAAAGTGCATACCCTTTTACAGAGTTGCTTGCATTTTTCATGTTTACGTACTGTGTGCTTTCTGTGTTAGGTCCCCAGTCTTCAGAAAGCTCTGTGAAACCGTCACCCATTTCAGCAAGCTTTTCAGTTGACCCACCCATAAGGCTTCCAATATCCAAAAGTGAGACCATGTTAGTTCTGTCTTTTGCCATGAGTATTCCTCCTATTTTTTATAAAAATATTTAAGCTGCATATTAATTGCTAATTCTGTTGTTTTCCCATCTGCTGTACCGCAAAACACATCTGATGTGCGGTTGATTTGTTCTGCAACAAAATTTTTATCTTTTAATGTAAATTCTCCACTCTCAAGGAACTTTGCAATATTTTCAAGCAGATTGCTTGCTGCAATATTATCCTTGTTTGTTGTTGGATTGCTTTTGTATACGATCTGGAACGTCATTTGTCCGACATAAGAACCGCTGACATATTTTTTTAAATAAACAGGATCCTGCGCCGGAAAAACTCCAATAGACTGAGTATCTTTTATGCTGTTCCATAAGATTGTTGAATTTGATGGTTTGAAACCGGAAGGGAAATCCGGATAACTATTTATCATATCAAGGATAGCTCTTTGTGCCGTTTCTGCATCTGATACAAGCATTATTTTTGGCTTTTCATCCAAATCATTTACCTCCAATCTCAAACCTTGGTATAAGGCTGTAAACACCGATAGTATTCACTTTGTAGCAATTCCCTTTTTCATTTACCATGTACTGGAAGAATTTACCCGGATAATCGTCTGAATTAATTAATCCAACCGGCAATTCCCTATCAATGAGAAGTTCATCTTTTTTTGCAATCACTACGAAGTCAAAATCATTACTTCTTAAAGTGAAATGCTTTAACTTTTCTTCTTCGCTCATGTTCTCCCAGTCTGGCGGATTAGCATAATTCAATGTGCCGTCATTCGGGATTTTTACAAGAAAACTATCTGCATCTTTCATTCCAGATTTGCTTATGTTCTCTGCCTGTGTAAGCTCAATTCTTACATTTTCAAATAGCGTACCGAAATAATATTCAGTTTCTAAAGTGTCGTTGTAATGCCTGTTGTATAAAACCACGGCATCTTTATATCCGATTCCCATAATCTAAACTCCCATGTACAAAAGGTTTTCATGCCTTGAATCAACCATTCCGGTTAGGTAATTTGATGCAATATCATAGCACTTTCTATTAAGTTCCATTTCTGATTTTGCAAGCTCTACAAATGTCGAAGAAGATGCTCCAGCATCATAAGATACTGATTCACTTCCAGAAGTCATGCTCTTAATCATTTTCCCTTTTACAGTTCCGTCCGTATTTGCAATAACACCAAAGTTATTAACTGCCGCAGAGTACTCAGATACATTCTTTAGCAATTCAGCTATTTCGCAGGTGCAATCTTTGATATTATCCCACCATGCATCTTCTGATTCTGGCTGAGGATAAAACACAATCCTGTTTGATGTGATCGCATTGATTCTTCTTTCTGCTTTTCTTTCATATGGAGCAAAGTCTTTTTCGTTTTCGAACAAACTTCCACCATATTTCGTTTGGTAATATTCAAAATCTACATATGACATTGCTCCACACTCCTTATTGCTGTGATAAGATTTCGCTGATAATATCAGCTTTCTTTGTTGCGGTCAGTGAATACCCTTTACTCTCTGCCAGTGCCTTAATTTCTGCAACTGTAAGAGAGTTTAAGTATTCTTCCGTGAGTTCCCCACTAGCATTTACCGCCTGTGTAGTGGGATCTATTCCCCCGGTGTGATTGAAACGTTAGCTACTGCATCAATGAACTCTGCAAAAAGTACAAATCCTAACAGTGCATAAGTTACGCTGGTTGCACGATCGTAATCGCCTTTTACCTTAAATCCGATAAGATTTGTTTCTCCGCTGACAGTGTAAGAAAGACCGGCTTTCTCAAAATCTCCGTCAGATGGATCTACATAATAAGCAACGATGTTGTTTACAGGTGTTGCCAGAATTTTTCCTGCTGTGATTTCGTTGTCAGAGCAAAGGAACATAATGTCTGCTCCGAGGAATCCCTTGATATAGGTAAGTCCAAAGGCTGTCTGCAAAGTAATGTTTGAATCTCCAAGATAATCATAGAAATCCATGATATTTGCAAACACTGCAACTCCTGTAGCAGTTTTGTGCATTGACTTAAACTTATTCTTGACAGATCCAATAGCTTTAGCTACAGCCATCTGGAATGTTTTTGCAGTGTTTGTAAGTGTACCAGTTTTCAGATAGTTGTAGAATTTTGTTGTAATTCCATCCTGCAGGTCTGTCTGGAACTCTTCATCTGTCATTTCACAAGCTACTTCATATCCATGATCCTTGATTGCTTCGACAGAAACTTCTTTTGCATATTTTTCAAGAGTAATCTCTGAATAAGGTTTATCTTTTACCTCGTAATGTGTTCTTGGAATCACATCACCTTCTGCTACAGTTCCGCTCGCTAACGTTCCTTCTGCATATTTGCTTTTAAGAACAGTTCCCGGCTGTTTTCTAATTGCTCTTGAAATTCCGAGAATTTCTCTTAAAGCTTCCCAGTTTCTTTCAAAAGATGTAACAAAATCAATTTCCCTTGCCGTTACATCAATGTCTCCTGTTGTAATCAGTCCTGCGTTTGCTGCAAAGAACTGCAAATTTGTGTTCATCGTTAATCTGTTTTTGTTCATATAAAACTCCTTTACTGTTGGAATAAAGAAATGTTTTCGGCAATTGCTTTCTGACGTTCTGATCTATCTTTGATAGATAAAATGCTCTCTCTTGTTGTGTGCTTATCACCACTGGAATCATGTTCATTCGGCTTTGTAAAACGCGCCGGCGGAGTCTGCTTATTTACAAATGCATTTGCATCTGTCTTTTTAGCTTCCTCAATAAGATCACTGAACCCTATCAGCTTTCCATTTCTCACGCTTACGCCTTTGGAAATGTCTTCCATAATGGCTTTCTTTGCAGATTCAGAAGTAAACTCGATTTCCGCAAATGCTTCTTTCAAAAGTTCATTCTTCTCATGCTCTGCGATTTTGGCTTCGTAATCTTTTTTGGAATCCTCTGCCTGTCTCTTCCAGTCATCACGCTCTTTTAAAATGTCTTCCGGGCTTTTTCCATCCAACCCTTCGAGCATTTTCTCTGCTGATTCTGCCCGGGTTTTCCACTGTTCGGATTCTGATGAAGCTTTTTTAACTTTGTCTTCCATTTCTTCTTTGGAATACAGCTCTTCACCCATACTCTTTTTAAGAGACTCTTTCTGTTCGTCTGAAACTTCAATTCCGAGTTTCTTTAATTCGTTTGCTACGTTTACCATGTTTCTACCTCTTTCTTTCCAAGTTGTTACTCCGGTCAGTCCGGCACGATTGAGTTGCTATTTACTCCATAGCTGGCAATTGGGAATGAAGGAATCGAACCCTCGACAACCCGGATATAAGCCGTGTCTTCTTCCACTGAATTAATTCCCAAAAATAAAAAAGCACGCCCAAAATAGGACGTGCCATGCATCATCCTATAACTATTCTAGGTTAACAAACAGAATCCATTTTTCTGTCCGGTACTTTTAATATTCTTTTCAATATATATTTTAACCTATTTTAAACAACTTTTTGTACCATTTTAAAAAGGGCAGATTGCTCCGCCCCTTTTTGCTATTTCCCACCGAAATACCTTCTAAGTACTTCTTTTTCTTCTTCCACAATGCAATCCTTTCTTAATCTGTTGCACTGGTCGTATATATACTTTCCGTACTCTTCTAATTTGGCTATCATTGCATTTTTATTTTCCAATGTAGGATTTTTAATGTATTCTTTTTTAAGCCCTATATAGTCCTCATACTGCTTTATAACATCCATTTTCAATTACCCCATTCAAAATATCATCTGCTATGCCAACGACTTCTTTTCCATAAAGAGACAGAAAATCAGCTACGATTTCTTCTACATCTATTGGAATTTGGCAGTCATATGAAAATGAAGCGCAGTGTACCAACTCATGAGATAGAACTCGCTCTAAAAGACTTCCGCTTAATGCATTTGACAAATAAACCGTTCGTTTGCTCCAATCTGTAACACCAAGTGTAATTGTTCCATCTGAACGCATCAAGCATTCACTATTAGGATTTACATATAAAATATTCCATTCAACATCATTGATTTTAAACACTGCGCTCACCTCTTAGATTTTCTGTAACATCATCTGTAATTCATTTCTCCACATCTGCTTTTCTTCCGGGGCTGCATCTGATGTCATTTCAGTAATATCCATCTGCATATCTCGCAAGTAATCTTTTCTTGCTTTTGCACGCTCTTTTTTATCTTCTTCTGAATTGCCATGATGGTTTTCTCTGGTTTCCATATAAGTACGTCTGGAAATACCGGCTTTTCCCTCTCTGGAATCCCTCTGATATGATCTATCTCCCATCATTCCTGTATCTGTATACATCCTTTTCAGGTCTTTCTTATCCATGTCTCTCATGTGCTCTGTATCTTCGTAATCATCCGGGTACATGTGATAATATGGTGGCTCATCATATCCTCTTCGTTTTCCTTTGCCCTTAGGTGCGAATCTTCCATTAGCATAACGATACTGATCATAATATCTTCGGTCATCCTCATACTCTAAAAGCTTTTCCATGATATCTGCTTCGTCCGCTTCGTTCATTGCCTTAGTAATTGTGGCATAATACTCTGCTTCTGACAGATCCTTTATCATGTCGATCACTTCTCCCATTTCTTCTGTATTGACATTCTCAATCCCTTTTTCAATCTCACATAAGGATTTTTCAGCAAGGCATTCAAGCATTTTATGAATTCTTTCAATATGCATATACTAAGCCTCCCTTACTACAATTAAATTACTGTTCTGAACCTCGATAGTCTGTCCAGATGTATTCTGAACCGCTATTGTGCTGCAGCATCCACAAGGAACATCTACATAAACCTGTGCAGATACATTGAACATGTTTTCTACTGCCGCAGGTGTCACGATCATTCTTGTAGACTGTAATGGCTCTCCGTCAATTGCGATTGCAAGAGAAATAGCTTCCACCGTTCCACCGGTTGGGATCTGGATATTTCCACTATAAGATACAAGAAATCTTGCTTTGCACTGGTTTGTGATTCCTCTTAATTTAACTACTCCGCTTCCCTGTCTGTGAACGATACATTTTGTTCCGCAAACCGGTGTCTCAGTAAATGCGACATCTTCTCCCTGCAGGACAGTCTGTAAAGCATTGGCTGTAAATTCTGACATAATATTTTCCTCTCTTTCAAAAATATAAGGGCAAACATTAAAGTCTGCCCTTTGTGTTTAAGTAATACTGCTATGCAGACATAATCTTGTCGATTAAGATACTTTAATTATTCAATTGTCTAACATCCGCATCCATTGTTACAACCGCATCCATACGGAATGTATGTGTTCGGGTTTGGCACCTGGTATGCTGGGATTGGTGATGGATTAACAGCGCTGATAATATGATTTGTCTGTGCTGTCATAGCGGTAGTCAGAAGTGCGTTCTGTCTATCCTGTGATGCTGCAAGTCTCAAATCATTATTTTCTGCCTGCAACGTTGCAATCTTATCCTGACATAAGTAGTCAAGTATCGCTCTTGTTCCGGCATTCTGGCTGTCGATAATATCTCTCGTGTTGTTGTTCATTGTGTTCTGTAATGCGCAAGTGTTCTGCGCCATGTTGAAGTTTACACCCTGGATAGCTTCACGAGTTTCGCAGCAACAATTTGCAAGCTGAGACTGAATAGCATTTGCATTCTGCATTCCTGCTACTGTGTCCGCATTAATTGCCTGCTGAATGCTGTTAAATCCTGTCAGCATTCCGTTGTTTACTGCATAAAAGCCATCACAAAGACCATTTGTAATGCCATCAAGCTTACTTATGACTGCTGAATTGTCAAATCCTCTCTGGATATCAGCCTGTGTAGCCGCAGTTGCGGTATAACCGCCACCACCATTACCACCGAATCCATAACCGCCCCATCCACCGAATAAGGCAAAAAGGATAATGAGAACCCACCAACCACCATCGCCCCATGCACCATCATTACGGTTTCCACCAGTAACGGCGGCAATGTCCGCTAAACTTGGAGATGAATTAAACATATGTGTTCCTCCTAATAAAATTTATTTATACATAATCTTGCAAGAATAGTATCAATGTTTAAACTGGCTCATGATTTCTTCCGGGTTAAGGCCTTTTTCTTTGCACAAATTTCTGGCAAGCTGTTCCAACCCTTTACTGTCTCCACGGTTCATCATGTCGAATGTATTTTTCATGATCGGATTATTTGAAAATTGAGAGTTGTTCATCATTTGACTTAATATCATCTTAGGGTTTCCACCGCACTGGATCATCTGCATTAAATTCATTCAGAATCGCTCTCTTTCTTTGCTCTGGTAGTCCTCTGGGACTGAGTTATTTTAGCTTCTATTTGGTCTAATCGCTCCATTATCGGGGCAAACAATGTTGCCGTGTCTTCTTTCGGTAATTCGTTCTGCTTTCCGTCTAACTGCGGTTTATATGTCACTGTCTGAATAAGCCCATTAGCACTCCACGATTTTATATAAACTTCTGATCCATCTGCTTTCGGGAAAATGGCAAATGGTGCATTCATGGGAACGTCATTCGCTGTGACTTCCTCAACAGAATTAACCATTCTTCCACAAAGTCCAGCTTGTTGCGGAATGATCTGTTGTGGGAATTGCTGTTGAATCTGCTGTGGCTGTTGATATTGAGGATAAGAATACTGGTTATATCTCTGATACTCGTACATAATAAACCTCTCTTTCTATCTTCATTTTATTATTAACAACACAATTGAACCACCCCAGCAAAACCTCATTAAAAGGACACAAAAAAGACACCCTTAACGGATGCCTTTAATGAGGAGAAAGTTATGTGAAATGTTGTCCAGTTACCTTAAGAATTTTATGTTGCATTTTGACGTTGATACGTCCTGCTGTCTTAGTTGAAACATGCATAATTTCTGCACATTCTTCCAAAGACTTTTCTTTCTTCCGTAAATCAAAGAGCGTTTCTTCTGTCGGTGTGAAATCACACAATTCTTTTATATGCTCTTTTTCTTCTTTGGTAAAGCACGTAACAATGTTTTTCATTTGCTTTACCTCATTTGGGGGAGTTTCCGGCTATGACGGTGAGTTTTTGTCTCGCTTGAGTTCCACTACATTAATTAAAGAAAGGTGGATAACCAAGTATGTATGGTTAACACATTATTATAATAACATATTATTCCACTTTCGTTGTACCATTTTTTTCGATTTTATTTTTATAAGCCGTTGCCCGTCCATTTGCAATCGCAGACTCTTTTTTACTAAATCCAGAAACCTTCGTTCTATCGCCTTGCAATTGAAGATCATTATTCTTACAGAATGATTGTAGCCTTTTATTCTGCATTCGCAGTTTATATGCCAGTTTATCATATTGAGGTTGCAAAATCTCTTTTACATCTGTTTCGGCAATCATATCAAGTTCCTGTTTCTTTGCCATAATTTCACGCTTTGTTTTACGAATTTCTCTTTCAAGGAATCTCTGCTTCTGCTGCAAATCATAAAGTTTTTGGCTTTCATCTGCATTTATATTCACATTTCCGTTTTCATCAAGGTACTTATTTACCATGCCTTTTCGCCACGGACCATGTGAATGTCTGCAATTATATCCGTGAAGTCCTAAGAGATTTACAACAGTTCCTTTTCCGGTTTCAGAGTCTATGGTATAACCTGTGCTTTCAAGAAGATTCGGAAATCCCGGTTCGCTCCCAATTATTTTATATGCTTTTCCTTGCCAGTGATCGTGAGATGAAATCCCTGTTGGATCCTTTTTATCATATCTGGCACCCGGATGCGCTGATACTAGAACATACTCTATTTTATTTTGCGCAATATAAACGTTCGTCACTTGTGCCGCGGTCTGATTCATAGATGTGACGATGCAACATCTCACTGCCGCTTCAAGAGAACGCTTCGTTCCAGTAGGGTATTCTACCATAACACCAGATTCCGCATATCTATCCAGAATTTCGCAGACTGCACTGCTGTAAGACTGCATTCCAGATGCAACTCTATAATCAACCTCATTTAGCATATTGAGTAAGTCTTTCTGTGTCTGGTTAATGGTTGTCTTTGTCAAATTATCAAGTTCACCATATGTCTTTATTAACTCTGCATTCATTGCCAGAATTGCCATATTATTTTTTAGCGGAGATATAATATCTGATGATGATATCTGCGTCAATACTTCCTTATCATCTGAGAATGATGTCATAACACTATCCCTTAATAATCTGCGAACCTCATTTCTTGACTTTCCAGACATTTCAGATATTCTTTTTACAATCTCTGTGTTATGCAGTCCCATCTGTTGGAGTTTCCACAATTCTCGGTCGGCAGTTCCTGACAATTCACCGGATTTTATCAATCGTGTTGCAATGTCTGATATAATCCAATTTTCAAGATCTTGATACATTTCAACCAGTTTATCAGTTTTTCCGTAAAAATAATCCGGTCTAAGCATTATCCTTTCCCAACCTCTCTTTTAACAAGATCAATCCACTGCTTACCGTGATTTTCTTTTGCAGTTTCAAACCATCTTTTTCCCGTTCCAGGTGTGTGATATTTTAATTCTGTTCCTGTCGGATACTTCTTTTCTCCACGGTTTGCCCATGATCTACCGTCCTCAGTTAAATAAAGTTCGCCTACATACTGATAATGCGCATAGGGTGTATCTACTGTAATTAATCCGGGTTCTTTTATCTGCGTCTTGTTTCTCAAATCGCCCTGCTGCATAGGTGTGTATTTTCTCATGTCATTTACAACCTGTTCGTCAAGAACATTCTGAGCATTTCTCAAATTTTCATCCATTCGCTTTGTATCAAGCTTAATATTAAAGCTTCCAATGACTTTATTATATTTTATATTAACGCATCCCTTTCTATTACTTATCTAAATAAAACTTAATTGTCTCTATCACAGTCTTTTCCTGCAACTTTACCTGAACCATCTCCGGCGGTTCAGGTTCCGGGATAATATATCCACCTTTTAAAATACCATTTTTAGAAAGCTTCGGTATTCCTTGAATTGTTTTACTCTTCTCCAAACAGACCACCACTGTTCCTTTCCGCATCTTCCTGCGCTCTCTCTGCAAACATGGCATCTACTTCATCATCATTGAATCCCTCGTATTCCTTAAGGTATTTACGCTTAGAATAAATACCTTGAATCATTAAATTATATGCTCTTGATCTGTCCTGTTCGAAGCTCGCAAGCAAATCTTTAAAATAAAATATATCTTCGTCCGGTACATCATCATCCAGTGCATCCACATAACCGGCAGGGATTCCGTAAAGGTCGCAGAATACGTTTATTGCATAAATGAGATTTTTCAACGCTGTTTTTATGCATTTCCGAATATCGTTAATCGTCTCTACCGTTTCATTGTCATCACTTTCAACCTGTGTTGCTGTCAATCTTCCAGATTTTCTATCGAGGATAAACTGCCCCTGTGAAAATCCGCATTTTGTCGAGATCATAGAAAGGACGCTGTTAATGTCCGTAATTCTGTCAGAAGTAAGCATTGTCGGGACGTGTTCATCAATCGTGCTTTTTGAATCCATCCCCAATTTCAATCCTTTAACGAACCGAGGAAGCTCTACTGTTGAGGCACGGATGCCGCCTTTTCCCTGTTTTGTCATGGCGTTCTCATCAATAAAAGTAATGTGCTGAGAATCCTCAACCTCATTCCCTTTTTTACTCCATGCTATATCGAGATCTCTAAGCTCCATAAGTGCATTTGAGAAAATCGATACACCTTCTGGAGATGAGTAATCGATTGTATTGTTGAATGGTGTTTTCAAATAGGCGAACAGCGGCTTTTCTACGTTCATAATATGAACTGCTTCCTCAATTGAAGACCACTCAGGAACGTCATGCAGTTCTATCTTCTTGCCAAGTGAGTTACTGCTGTTTGACTTGAACGCTCTGTTCTGGATCTCGTACACGTTCATCTCTTCGCCCTCTTTATTTTTTGAGGTCGTGAAATGATGGTATTCAAGTCGGTAATAGTACACCTTATCTTTTATAAGTCGATTAATAAAGATACATCCTCTAATATCTCCGTTGTTTGTTTTTTCTGTGATTGCAAAATCCCACGGCATAATATAATCGATCATGTTGTCTGGGTTCATTGAACCGTTTGGTTTTAAAATTATACCACCAACTCCGAGCATATCTTCGACTTTGTCTCTGATAGAAGTGTCAACCATTGCCCTGATGCACTTATTAATAAAATCAGCTCTCTCTGAACCTGTTACGCTCACTGATAAATCCATACATGCTTTCTTTGCTGTGTACTGGCAGAGGAATTTTGCAAAATTGATTGTACGGATGTCATTTTTTTTCGGATCAACCCAGAAAGGACTCCCCTTAATGATGTCGTTCCATCTCTGCTGTGAGTTTTCAATCTCCGGAGAAGTGATAAACTCGACATTAAATTCTTTCTCAGCATCTGTTCTAAAAAACTTCATGATCGTCTCCCTTATTTTTTCAAAAAAATTCATTTTTTAATCCTCATAATCGTCGCTGTCTTCTTCCTCATCATCATAAAGACCGTCATTTCTTCGGCTGGTCATTATAATTCTGTTCAATGCATAAATGTTTGCCATTATCGTGTCTTCTTCTAAAGTCGGGTATGCATCCGAGAATGAACCATCTGGAAGCTGCTCATGCTCTGCCTTTGTAAACTCTTTTTCTGTATTCGGGCAACGTTCTGGATCAATGACAATCTTATTGCATCGCTGAAGCCACTCCCAGCAGTAATCCCTTCCTTTTCCGCTTCCCCATCTTTTCTTTGCCCCGATCGCATTGAATCCCCAGTCCTGCATCTCTGCTATTCCGTCCGGTCTGGCAGAATCGCATATAATCTCGACATTCATAAATTTCTTTATCTTCCTGGCAAAGGTAGAGTTTTTACATTTTTTAGAATACACTTCGCCAAAAATATAAAGAGTGTCCGTCTCGTAATCGTAATAGTTCTGGCTGAACACCTGTGGGTGTGTGTATCCGAAGTCCAAACCGTGGTTTACTGTGTCAAATGTCATTAACTCCTCATCCGATATTTTTCGGATTTCTAAATTGTCGAAGATGCCGCCGCCTGTTCCAGTGACTTCTCCGAGATAATTATTTTTATAATATAATGGTTTATGAATCCTGAACCACTCCGCACGCTCGAAGAATCGCTTTCCAAGCCATTTCACAGGTACATTATAATAATAACTGTGGCAGATCCGTGTCTGTGGCTTATTTTTACACTCTTCGGTGTACTCGTTCATAAAGTTATTTTTTGACTTCGGAGGATTGAAAATTTTTATGTCAAGTGCTGGTGTATCTGCTCGCAAAAATGTATCCTCTATGTTATCCATCTGCTCCACACCTGCCATCTCGTCGCACTCTTCATGGATCAGCATCTTAACATATCCGAATGGCACGTTGAAAGATTTTAAGCTGATAGGCTTATCAGCTCCCACGAACATTACCATCTGCCCGGTCGGCTTATACACCGCACACATCGGAGACTGCTTAAAGTCCCAGTTATCCAGATCATTACACCGGATCACCACCTTCATAAACTGATTATAAACAGATCCTCTCAAGTCAATCTTATATCGTCTTGTGTATACGATATGCGCCTGAGGATCCTGTCTGATCGTCTCATATGCAAGATTCCCCCAAAAATTGGACTTAATAGAACCACGCCCACCCTTCGATATGATCTCGTGTATGTCTATCTCTCCGGCAAAAGCTTCATGCACTGTCCGGTATATCTCCACAAAGTCGGATGTAATGTCCGTGATCGGGATCGTCCAGAGTGCCGATTTCTCTCGCTTTTCCTTTTCCTCTCGCTCGATCTTCTGCTTTTCTGCTATGGTCAGTGCCTTTTCCAGTCCATCCATTGCCTTAAGCTGATCGGAAAAGTCTGGGGAGAATCCGAGACCGTCCACAACTTCGCCCTTTGCGATTTTACTTCTTCTCTCTTGGATTTCTGCAAGGCTCATGATATCCCAGTGCTGTTCTTTCTCGATTTGCTCCATTTTTTCCGCTATATATTCTGTAATGACAGTTTTTGTCAGCAGTTTTTGTGCGCTTCTATTTGCTCCATTCTTACTATAGCCAGCGCTTATGTATGCCTGTGTGGCATTCCCACCATTTTTTATCCACTCGTCTGCAAATGCCTTCCATTTCGGTGTGAGTTCTCCCTTCATCCGCTCACCGCCTTATAAATATCAATCAAACAGAATATTACTTCCGGGATAGATGCCGTTTTAAGAATCTCATAATCTTCTGTTTTCCATTCTTGTCTATTTTTATTAAAGGTGCACACTGGTGTGAGGATTCTGTAAATTGTGATCATGCGCTTCTGGTCGTCGCTATAAAATTGATTTTGGTTTATTTTTATGATCAGTCCGCACTGGACAATCGCAGTCTGAAGCTTTTTAACTTTTCCTTTTAAATTTGCCAAGTCGCACACCTCCCATCATTTTACTTATAATTTTATTATAAGATATTTTTTAACTGTTTTTGTTCCATTTTTAGGCATAAAAAAAGCGGCTATATTTCAAGCCGCCTTTTCCGTAAATTTTTTATAATGCAAAATCCATTCTGTAATTTCCTACGATGTAAAGTCCGTCCCACATCTCCGGGATATCCTCTTCATCATTCAATCCTGCCAGTGCATCATTTCTAAAATCTGCAAAACCGGCTTCGGTGTTCTCATAAACCATGATCCCGTCTTCGATATGTTTCTGGATATCGTTATCAGTCATGTTTGTTTCTTTTTTTAATAATGCAAATAATTTTTCGTTTGTCATTTTTTTTATCTCCTAATATCAATCCTTAAATCTCTTATCCTTATTTTCAGAAAATTCATTAATCATCCAAATATTACCGACTTTGTGAGCAGGTAGTGTTCCGCGGATTGCTCGCTGTCTGGCATTTGCTATGGAAACATTATGATTTCTCGCCCATTCTGCCAGAGGAATGTCTTTCCCCTGCTCCATCTCGATTGTGACCTCTGAATGCGCTTCCTGGTCTAATTCTCTCTCGTACTCAACCGCCATAATATCATAAGCCGCTTTTAACGTTTTCGAATATTCTGGAATCCATTCAAAATTCTTCCCATACTGTTCCAGTACTTTCAAAGTAGCTTTTAAATCATTAATTGAGATGCTATTTTCCTGCATCTTTTTTCTAAATGCTTTCTTTTCTTCTGGTGTCGCTTTCGCAAATTCTTCATACGTCATAATACTTTTTCCTCCTATTTTTTATGCAAATCTGTAACAGCAAGCTGATTTCGGCAGCCACATTATTTTTTTATATCCATCCCACTCTGTGGAGATTTCAATAGCTTTTTCAGTTTCTCTTTCAAGAATAATATCATCAGCTGCGATTCCTGCGTCCAGTGCTAAGAAAGAAACACCGTCCATTTTTTTAAGAACCCATTTGGCAACTTCCATGATCTGAATGTGTCTTTTTACCATTATTTTTTTCTTAGGAGCGTTTTCTTTTGCATTTTTCCAAGATAATTTCAAACATTCTGCAAATGTAAAACCTTCTGTTCCTTTCATTAATGCCCATGCATTTTTCATAATTTCTGATAAATTATATCTTTTCATGATCGCTACCTCCTAATGTGTTCTCTTGTTTCTTTCTGATTATATATTAATACTTTTTCGTATTGATGTCAAGTGTTTTTTTAATATTTTAATACTTTTTCGTATTATTAGTTATAAAAAAAGCAGACCTATTTGATCTGCTCTTTTCTCTATGCTGTAGTTCCCGGTTATTACTTGGTATGTTATAATATTTTTCCAATACATCCATTTTTGTGCGTGCTATATTTTATCCTATGCGTGAGAAAAACTTGTCTATGCGTGCGCTATGCGTGCAGTTCTATGCGTGAATCAAAGTATTATGCGTAGCTGTCCATTGCTTTCTTCTTCGTACAAGCTCCGGCTGTTGAGCATCCTCATTGCCATTTTCTTTTTTCTGTAAAAATGCGTGCGAGAAATCGGCATAATCCCATATCGTGCTTCCATTTTGTCATATGAGATATTATTTAAAATTGATTCTGCTATTTTATCGCCCAGGTAATCGTCTATGCGTGTGCATATCTCTATCGTTTCCTCTCTACTCATTTTAAAGACCTCCCTATGCGTGACACATAAGTTTCTTACAACATTATACCATATATCAGTTCATAAAAACACAACATATTATCGTATTCATGCAACATTATTATATTTTTATTCATTTAATCATTGTTCTTTGATATGTATTTTTTTACCGGCATATTTCAGCCGGCAAAAATCTCAATATTCAGTTTAATCAATTCTCTCAAAATACTCTTCCAATGTTTTATAGGTAATATCAATATAACCGAAGTCATCATCACCGTTTTCCAAGTAAAGGCGTATATCAGATTCGCCAACATATCCATCTGTATACTCATACACGCTACCCTCATGAATTGTCGCATATTCATCTGTAGGGCATTCATTTTCATCGTATTTTGGTAAATAAAACTCTTTAATACATTTATATTTTTGCATACGGCACCTCCACAAAATTCTAATTTTCAACTATTTCCATTTTTACTTCATGGATTGTTTTTGCCAGTACCTCATACTCACATCTGTTTATATATTCCTGATTGAGCGGCATTGTCATACAAAATGGTTCGCATTCTGATATTGCATCTGTTTTTAATACGTGTGTATTCCATCCAATGACACGATCAATAACTTCCAGCGTTTCTACATTGATTACATTAAATTCTCCATATTCAGCAACGCAAATATCAGCTGGATTTCCATGTGCTCTTAATAGATCTCCCTCGAATATATCGATTCCGTTCTTGTCCTTTAATCCTGCACATTGTTCAATAATGAATCTCTCCTTATACCTATCCGGATCCTGTATTATATCCAAATAGATTTCACTTTTAACCGGTCTGCTTTTTGGCAGAATTCCTATAAACACCATGCCAGCCGATAGATATTCTTTTCTATCTTTATCCCATACTCTATATTTTGCTTCCATCATTTACCTCCGTTAAAGTTCAGTTTAATTGTCTAAAATATAGTCCAGCTCTTTTTCTACGTTTCCTTGCTCGAACTGAAACATGATTCTTTCCCATTCTCCGCATCTGCACCGCTCTAATAAAGTAAAATAGTCATTTCTGCAACTATCTAAATATGTCTGTTTAACAGCTTCTTTACACTCTGTAATTGTTACATGTTGCTCACTATCACTTTTATTATGCTGCGTAGTTAATCTGTACTTCATATCTGATACCTCCGTTAAATTCTAATTTAACTACGCAAACCGGAGTTGTCCGGTCTGCTCTGCTTCCATCCTCATGTTCGGTGTTCGTTCCGCAATACACAGTTCTGGCAGATTGGCTCTAACCAATGCTGCTGGTATCGGTGGACACACTGCATTTCCGCATCTTCTGACCTGCTCACTTCTCGGATATGTTTTTCCTTTGTAGTCATGGTCGATTATGTAATCATCCGGGAATCCCTGGCATCCATACAACTCTCTTGGCTCTAACATTCGAAGTCCGATATCTACAATCTGATAATCCACACCCTCTATTGTCACCAATCCAAATCTGTCCTTAGTTGTCACGGTATCAAGTGGTTTTTCAATATCTTGTCCGGTCGCATCTCCATAATATTTAATTAAAAAAGCTCTTACCTCTCCAAAGTGTCCGCCACCTGCATTTGCCGTTACCGTTCCGAGCGGTTCTCTTATGTCCTGCCCAATTCCGGTTTTATAAAATTTACTCAAAAATGATGTAACCAGTCCGTATCTGTTAGAGCTGTCAACTGTCATGATTGGGTCTTCTATAGTTTGTCCTCTTACTCCATCTTTTGAGGTTTCCGAATGGTACTGGATCAACGTAGGACTTATCAGGCAATGCTCATTTTTACTCACAATGGTTGTAAGCGGCTCCCGGACATCTTTGCTCCGGTCTTTTGTAAATCCAGTCTGTCCGATCTGCACCATGTAAGGCTCTACAATCCCATATCCGTGTTTTCCTGTAATGGTTGGCATTGGTTCCCGGATATCGTTCGGTCTACGCTCACCACCATGATTACACTGAATGATAAAAGGCTCTGGATTATCCAGAACGAATTTTTTTAATCCCCTTGCTATCCTGTCCATTGTCTTTTGTGCCAGTGGTCTCACTGCCCGGATTCCGTATTTCTCTTTTATTTCTTCCGAAGTATCAAAGATACTTGGACAGGGCAAGGAAAAATCCAACTGCGTATATGCTCCAACATAAGGTTTTTTCAATCCTGCCTTTACCTCTTCACTGTCTGCCGGTCCGTGCGTTGGCTCTGGCCAGACTATCGACTTGCCGTCACACCGTGCAACCATAAAGAATCGTTTTCGCATGGTCGGCGCACCATAATCGGCTGCGATCAGCTCGCGGAACTCCACTTCATAGCCAAGATCCCGAAGCTGCTGTACAAATCTCTCAAACGTCTTGCCTTGCTTTGCCCTAATCGGATGATGCCGCCTGTTTAACGGTCCCCATGTCTTAAATTCCTCTACATTCTCAAGCATGATAACCTTTGGTCTTACAAGCCCCGCCCATCTTAAGGCTACCCATGCAAGACCTCTGATATTTTTATCTTTTGGTTTTCCACCCTTTGCCTTGCTGAAATGCTTGCAATCTGGGGAAAACCAGGCAAGTCCGACAGGATGCCCTTTACAAGCCTTTACAGGATCCACCGCCCACACATTTTCGCAGTAATGCTCTGTGTTTGGGTGATTAGCTTTGTGCATCTTAATAGCTTCTGGATCATGATTGATTGCAATATCAACACTGTATCCTGTTGCCATTTCTATTCCTGTGGAAGCTCCTCCACCACCTGCGAAGTTGTCCACTATCAATTCTCCGTTAATCATTTTTTTGAAAGGAACCCGGCGCGCCTTTTATCCGGATAGGTTCCGGCTCCTTTCTAATTTTCTTAAACCATTTTTCTGATGTCTTCCACGAGTCCACTGTCGTCTGAATACACATCCTGCAATCTGTTTGCGGCTGCGATTAACAGTTCTTTCATTTCGAAAACAAGCTTTCTTCTATTTGCTCTTGCAACTGCCTTTTCGTCTACGACTTCATCGACAAGCGTGTGCTCCGGAAGCATTTCTTCACAGGCTTCGATAAACACGTTTCTACTCTTATCGTCGAGCCCTATCTCATCCAGACAATTTTTAACAATGTCCTTCGTAAGCTCGACACCAATTGCTTCCTCGTCTGGATCTTCATTCCGATTTTCAACCAAAACGTCATTCAGTAAATTGTGGACTGCATCTGAGGCGGCAAGGTGTCCATCGTCATCATCTCCTATGACATCATTTATGATTTTCTGAAATGTAATCTTCTTTTCTGTTGATGTCTGCTTTTCCTCACAACCAAGTCCAGCGGTCATAAACTCCCGGTGTGGGGTTCTGGTGTCTTTTGTGTAAAACATAACGGAATGGATGTCTGTGCTTCGGTCTGTAAATGCCGGGAAAATAAAGCCTGTATCTGGCATCCCGACAACCCAGTCTCTGATTCGTGATTCGATGCGGTTTTCGTCCTCACGGTAACCAAGCCCCGGCTTTGTCAGATTCACCGGACAGATTGCGCACAGCAGATACTCATAAACCTCCTCGGATTCATCCAGCTTGTCATTGTCTGAAGTTTTGGTCATGACATCATAGGCATCGTGAAAAATTAGGATCAGATAATTTCCAACGTAATCGTAGCTGTCAATGATCATGTCGTAAAAAGTATCAAGCAGATCATCATTTTTCAGTTTGCTTTCGCGCAGTCCCATTAAGAACTGCTGTCTTCCTCCTGTTTCTTCCTCTGCAAGCGGAAATTCCAGTTCTAAAAGGTTGTTGCCAAGTTTTCCTGACAATGTCTTTTTCGCAATGTCAAGATATTTAAAATACTCTGCATCATCCAGATTCAAAAATGTCTCCCCGATTTTTGTGATCTTATTATGGTCAGCGTCTACATAGCAGCCGCACATACGAGTGAATGTACAGGCTTCCTTTTTAAATCTTCTTTTAATTTCTAAAACATCCCTTTTGTTCATAAAATTTAATCCTCACTTTCTTCCTTTTCGTTTTCTTCCTCTTTGATCGTTGCGATTTCTGCGTTTAAATTCCTGCTCATGGTAGATAAAATTTTTACAATCATTTCGCTTTTCGTCTTATTATCAACCTCTCCGGCGGCATTCTTTTTCGCTTCCAGCTTGTCCCGGTATTTATCGTACTGTCTGGAATTGATATATCCAGCTTCGTACCAGCCGAAGATGTCATCATTTGAATAACACTTTTCGCCTTTGATCGTCACGAAAATCTCATTTACCTTTTCACGTTCTTTTTCTGCTTTGGTCTGATATTTATCTCTTAGCTTCTGTATTTCTTTTCTGATTGTCTCCAAGGCTGTTATTTCTACATTGCTCATTTTT